GTAAACGCCCGCGCCGCCTTTGAAAAAGCAGTCACCGACGCTGTTGACACGGCCGACGACACAGTGCTGATGGTTTACGACAACGTTCAGTACACCACCCCCGGCAAAGACAAGAAATACATCTTGATGACGGTCAATTTCAACCGTTCCACCATCCAAAACCAAGGCGCAGCTCAGGACTACTACTCGGGCGTCATTCAGTGCAACATCTACGTTCCGAAGTCTGCTGGAACGTCAGTGTTGTCATCTTTAAGTGAGGCGGTAATCGACGGCCTTACATCGGTAAACGCTTCTGACTACACCGATACTTTCAGCGTTGCGCCTCGCGTATCCGACATTTCTGGCCCGACACCCCTTGAGTTAGAGGATCGCTCGCACTTCATAGGCATTGTTTCTTGTCAGTTCACAGCAGTTGTGTAGTATATTGAGACAAACGCTACTACTTTATGCGCGCTACCGAACTGCTCCGTAATAAGTTCGGCGTTAGCCAGCTGTATAAGCACGAAGTCAAAGATGGCGACGAAACGGTGCTTGAAATTTACTGGCACCCGTTGACCATTGCAGAGCGGGAGTCGATTCAAAAGAAAGCTGGTTCGGACGACGCCAACGACTTTGCCCTCGGAATGCTGATTGAAAAAGCGCTCGATGAGAACGGCAAACGCCTGTTCCAGGACGGCGAAAAAGCTGTGCTAAAAAACGCTGTGGAAGCTGCTGTGCTGCAAGACATTCAGCTTGCAATGCTGGCGTCCGGCACTGAAAACAAGGTGGAGGAAGCGAAAGCAGACCTCAAAAGCGAATAAAGACTGGTTTTTCATGTTCTTCTTAGCCAAGGAGCTAGGAATGACGCTTGTGCAGTTGTCAAAGCACCTGACGCAAGAAGAGCTAGTTGGCTGGGCCGCGTTTTATGAAATGAAAGGCGAAGAGGAAGAACGAGTCATGGATCGTGCCCGCATGTCCAAAGGGGCGCGAACTATGGCTTCGCGTTAAACTGACACAAGTCCCTCTACGTTCCGCCCGTGGCCAACTACGACGTAGATATTGAAATTGCCCTACGGGGAGCGGACAAACTTAGAGGTCTTCAAGCTGATCTTAAGTCAGTAACGAGAGAAGTTGGTAGAGTTAATGCTGCCACAATAAAACTAGGCAGAGGTTTAGAAAAAAACTTTTCTAGAAGAAGTATTGAAAATGTAAACAATTATTCAAACGCGGTAAGAAGAGCGGAGCGTGCTCTGCGAAATGCTGCTGCAGGTACAGACGCCGAGAAAAAAGCGGTTAGTGCTCTGGTAACAGCTCAAAAGGAGTACAACGCACAGATAGATCGACAAAATAAACTTCTTGAAGAAGAAAGAAGAATTCAAGGTGTGCCTACATCTAGGAGACCCAGCACTTCACCTGCTGCCGGAAGTAATCAAGTAAGTATTAGGTCTCCTCTTGCTTCTCCTGTTTTTGGAGCGCGTAATATCGCCGGATCTCCGATGGCGAAAGCCTTCGGGTTTGAACAAGGCGGTGGTGGAGGTAAAAAAGGCGTAACAATGAAGGACCGGATTGAGTCTGCAGTTTCTGCAGGCGCATTTCCCTTGCTGTTTGGTGGCGGTCCCGGTATGGCTGCGGGCGGCGCTATCGGTGGTTTTGCTGCGGGTCAGACATTCGGTCCAGCAGCAATCGCGCTCCAGGTTCTTGGTGGAGCGATAGACGATGCAGCTGAAAAACAAAAACAGCTAGGACTGGCTTTAAAAGAGGGCAAAGGCGTAGTAACCGCGTATGAAGCAGCCGTGGTTCGTTTAAGTTCCGCTAAAAAAGAGTATTTAAACAATCTGGAACAAAGCGGACAAAAACAAAAACTATTTGAAGAAACAGTAAAACAAGCTGAAGAAGATCTGGGCTTCTTTGGCAAAATACTAATTGCTAATGCGCAGAATGCCGGAAAGTTTGATAGAGGCTTACAGCAACTTACTAGTACTCTTAAAGGTCTAGCGGTTGCAGCTGCTACTCCTGCGTTTTTACAGGCAACCCCAGAAGCACCCCAAAAAAATCAGCAAGACGCACTAACCCAGGCAGCTAAAGACCGTGTAAATGCTGTAAGGGAAGAAGCAGCCACAGTAGGTTTAACTTTGCAGACAAAGCAAAAACAATTTGCGTTAGAAAACAAACTTAATGAAGCAAATATAGAAAGCGTAGCAGCAGCTCAAACAGCTGAAATTGTGGAAGAGAGGCGAGTAGCTATAGCCCAAGCTCGGTCAGACAAGTTAAAGGGTTTAATAACTGAGTCCGAAAGAGATGAAAAAATAACGATAGCCACTAAAGAGGCAGAGGTAAAACTTTTAGATGTTGAAAGACAACGCCTTGCAAACGCAGAAAGGCTGCGGCAGAAAAAAGAACAAATAGCTCGCGACTCTATGAGAGCAGCGGCAGAGAATGCACGAGCTGACGCAGACCGGAGAAAAAAAGAGGAAGAAGCCTTTATGTTGTCAGAAAAGTTAAGGGCTCAATTAAATATGCAAAGCGTAGACGAAGCTGTGAAACGCACAGCTTTAATTCACGGAGAAGAGGCAGGTTTACAACGCGCGTTAGATATGTCCGAACGACGCTTCGGGGCTGAAAAACAGTTATTAGCTATAGAAAATACCGCTTTAAGATCGAAGTTACTCGGCCTTCGGTCGGAAGAAGAAATAAACGCAATAGTGACTACACGTATAGAGCTGCTTAATAGAAATAATCAGATACGAAACGCTGAACTACAAAACGCTTTAAACCAACTTAAAATAGAAAAAGAGCTAAGTGCTCTGAGAGCTGGGCAAGAAACAGCAGGAATTTCTACCGGATTGGGTAGGTCAATAGAGGATGCTCAGTTCAGACTGGCAAACCCCTTTGGCACAGACGACAATGAAATGCTGGAACTGCGTATAAAACAGGTGCGTCGTTTAGAAGACGCTCGAACGTCTTTGAACGATCAAATTGATCAGCAAAATATCCTGCTTGAAAAAGGCACTCCAAAACAAAAAGAACAAGCCAGTATTCAGATAAGAAATCTGCAAAAACGTTTGAAGCTGTATAACGAGTTGCTTCCTCAGCTAGACGCGGTTGAGCAGGCTGAGCTGCGCCAGCAACAAATCCTAGAAAAAGTACAGCCAGTAGCAGACGCTGTTGCTCAAGGAATTGTAAACATCTTCCGATCCATGGCAGACGGAAGCATGGACGCTAAGGAAGCGTTTGTGAACATGCTAAAAGCTGTTGCTGACGCACTAGCGCAGCAAGCAACGCAAATGATTGCGACGTACATCGCGATTGGCATTGCTCGTGCGTTTGCTGGGATGGGTGGTGGTGGCGAGTCGTCATCAGTTGATATGCAGGCTATGGGAGTTCCTACCGCTCAAGCAAACACGATTGCATCAGGTGGTTCTATCGGTTGGTCTACCGATATGCCGCTTAATGCTGGAGTTACAAATCCGTCAGGGTTTAATTTTGCTGCGGGAGGTTATGTCTCTGGTCCGACTCGCGCTCTTGTTGGTGAAGGCGGCGAAGGCGAATACTTAATCCCAGAATCGAAAATGCGTGAAAGCATGGCACGTTATTCACGCGGTGCTCGTGGCGGTTCTGTCATTCCTGAAAGCGGTGCTGGTGGCACTAGCGAAGATGGTGGCGGAGTTGCAGTTGCCGCACCAATCGACGTTCGCTACACCGTTGAGCGCATCAACAGCGTTGACTATGTGACGGCTGATCAGTTCCAGGCTGGAATGCAGCGAGCCGCTAATCAAGGTGCTAAACAAGGTGAGCAACAAACACTTAAACGACTGCAGATGAGCAGCAGCACTCGTAAGAGGTTGGGAATGTGAGCCAGTACGCATTTGGCCATGCGGTGCGTATCAAGCGTAAAGCTGAGATATTGCATCGCTTCCAAAACTTTTTTATCGGCGCTGAAGCAACATATGACAGCGCAACATATTTGTTTGTGCCGTTTGGCTTTTCTGGCGTCACGGTCAACCGCACTGGTGACGGGCTAGAGGCAACCTTGGTCTTTCCAAACAACACTTTGTCGCGCGGGTTAGCTGATACGGCTATTGGCGACAACTACGTTGTAGAGGTTGAGGTTTTGCTGGTCGATTCTGACGATGCTTCTGGAACACATTCCAGGGTTCATTCGTTTGTCGGTCAAGTTGTTAGCGGGCAGTGGGATAACGTGTCTCTAAATTTGCAGCTCAGTTCGGTGTTAGATGCTGTTGGAACGGACGTACCAAGGCGCTCATTGTCACACAACTTGATTGGCAACTTGCCTGTTTCTAACAATGTCCGATTGCAGTGATTTAATCGGAATCCCTTATCGGCTAGGGGCTGACGGCAGTGACGGCTATATCGACTGTATTCACCTGTGTTACAAAGCACTGGAGCGCATAGGCATTGAAACGCCACCCTTTAAACAGTCTTGGTACGAAGCGAGCAAATGGGAGGTTTGCCGTGACCTAATGCGCTGGGGTATGCGAGTTGAAAAGCCTGAGTATGATGGGGACATTCTGCTGCTACCGCAGCAATCCTGGGCATTCGCAGTCACATGGCAGACGGGAATCTTGTACGTCAATCGAATGTCGGAAAGGATTCAGTGGTCTTCGGCCCGATTGTTTACGACGTACCACTGCTTCCGTACGAAAGGCAGTTAATTGAGACGATTGGGATAACAGAGGAGGAGTATCGCAAGTTTGCCGCTGAGGTTAGGCGCAAGGGATTGGTGCGCCCGGCTGAGTACGCTCATATTCCTGATATTCGTTGCGAGCCTGCAACAACGACCGCAATCCTTGTCAATCTTGCTATCAGCCTTGTACTGACTGGCATTGCCTACCTGTTGACGCCAAAGCCCAAAATGCCTGGGTCTGATCGCGGCGGTGTTCTTGATCTTGGAAACATAACGGGAGCGCAGCGTTTTACGCCAACAAAAGGCTTTGAAACTCTTGCCGAGTTGGCCGACTATAAGGCACCCATTCCATTTATTTTTGGTTTATACAGCGAGGACAATGGTGGCGGAATGCTGGTCACGCCAAAGCTTATTTGGTCGCGAATGTTTAGTCATGGAACTCTGCAGCGGGCAAAACTGCTTTTTGTTGTTGGCGAACAGGGAATTGCCAC